TGCCGAAGATAGCTCTGAAGTCAGAGAAACCGAAAGAGTATCTCTCTCTTGCTTTGTATCTTACGTTTCCAGTTTCAAAGTCACCTTCCATCTTAGTTGTGATAGGTGATCTTTGGAAGTGCTTCATTCCATTTGGAGAGTCAGTTTTAATAAAGAACGCATCAGTATCGGTTAAGAAGTTATTAACTGTATAACCTTCTGGTAACATTCCCATGCTTGCAATGGCATTTAAGTCATTGTCAGCAGTTGCTGTTCTCAAATTGGATTTCATTAATCTTTCAGCAGTAAATTGAAGATTGACTGGAATAATAAGTTTTCTTCCGTTCAGAGCGATTTTTAATCCTCTGTCGTCAGTTAAACCAGCAATGTCAATTAACATTTGCTCTAAAGATGTTTCGTTCAAATCAGCAGCAGTTGATAGTTCGTTTCTGATGTTACCGCCTGTTGATGGGTGGTCAGTAGCACAAAGCTCCTTACCGTCTCCACCTGTAAAGCTTGAATTAAACGCGTTGTTTAACACGTTTGCAGCTTTAACTTGTTTAGCGTTACTCATAGAACGAGCAAGTGCTTTTGTGTAACGAGAACTGATTCTGTCGTAAAGGTTGTCCTCTACTGCTTCTTCAGTAATCGCAAAAGCAAGTGCTATTGTTTCGTGTGTATATCGCGCTGTGAAAGACTCTGTTGCGTCATCATAGTTGACTGGAGTACCTTCAGGTTTTACTTGCGCTGAACCGAAACCTGATAGCATTACTTCTTCTTCAAAAGCTCTGTCAGAAGTTTCTGTATCAAAAATTGCTTCGTGCTGATTCTCGTATCTGGCGTATTCCAACCCAAACAAAGCATTTAAGCCAGGTTCTAGTTCCTTTACCAGTTGTGATCTTGATATCGGCATAATTAACTCCTATTAGCTTAATGCAGTTGTTAGCATCCAAGAATGTTCGCCAGTGTTTGGAATCACGTAAACATTAACGTTTGCGCTACTTGTATCACTATTGTCAGGGTCCTTGGAAATACCAATTTGCTTGAATTGTCCAGATGTTGTCACTGTTGAAGTGTCTAATTCCTGTGTAGATCTACCAGTAGCAGAGCTTCCGCTTGTTCCTACTAAGTCAAATCCACCAAAGTTCATAGCCGCTGTGCCAGTGCCATCATGCTGCACTTCGAAGACGATTCTAGGATCGTCGTAAACAAAAGCAACAATATCTGAAGCATTTGTGCTTGCTGGATATTTGTTACTAAATGTTGGCTTACTTGTAGTTGGGTCTGTGAAGAAACATCCACTGAAAATACCTAGAATTACATCACCTGCTGCAGCGGCTTCAATACCACCTGCAGTTACAGCTTTCACAGCTTGTCCGTGAAAGATGTCAGTGTTGTAGTTCGCGGCAATAACGTATTCGTTTCTTCTAATGAGACCTCCACTAAGATGTCTTACGGGTCTGAACCCGAAAGGTGCGTCTTTGTTTGCCATCGTTTATCTCATCCTTTGTTTATTTATTAATTATTCGATGGACTAAAGAGCTAAAAAATTAGTTCTTTCGATTACCACCGAAGGTTACGCGAGATTGCCTTTCTGGTTTAGAGATAGGCATGCTGGGATGTTCTTCCTTTAGTAAATCATTTTGAATCGCGTCTTCCTTATTTTTTGTTTGTTCCGCAAAATAAGCCATTCGCTCATCAACAATTTCTACTGGAATTTTAGCCAGCAATAAACCTCCAACTCCAATTACACCAGCATATTTGCCTTCCTGAATAATGGGGTACTCACTGTTAGCATCAGCTCTGACTAATTCAAAGCCTTCTCTTAATCTTGCAGATAAGTTTTTACTATCCGCTTGACCAAGCACTTCAGCGCGTATCCATCTGAACTTAAACCCATCGGGTGCAGGTGGTGCATCTAGAGATGACGGGGGTGCCCATGGTTTCCTACGAGTCGCTTTCTCGCGGGATTGAGCAGCGCGTGGAGTCTTGTTTTCATCTATTTTATTCATATGCCTACTCCTTCACGTATTTCGCATATTCTTCAAGTGGCACACCTAATTTTTTAGCTATTGCTACTTGTGATGGTGTGAGCCTCACTGTTTTGCGTCCAGACCTTGTGGTTCTATTTGCAGAGGCAACGGTCTGAACGGGTTGTTTGCCTTCTTGAACCTCTCCCCCATCTTTAAATTTATGGGGAAACTCTTTACGAAGTCTACTATCTATCTCCTCATAGTAATCATCAGAGGTAGGATCATACCCTTCTTCTTCCACAAGTTTTTTGTGAATACCAAAAGAAGCGTATGTCATAGCTTCATCCTTACCGAACCACTCATTTTTTTCAGCCCAAGCTTCCGCTTTAGGATCTGGTCTGGTAGGGGCCGTTACATTATTTTGTACAGGCTGGTCTCCTATTTGTCCAGTATTTTTTAGTGATTCTTCGTATTTTTTTCTTTGATCTTCTGTCGCTTTTATTCTTTCCTCTTCAATCGCTAATCTTGCAATAGCTTGATTAGCAGCTACCTGAGCATCAACATCTCCAGCAGCCATAGCATTTTTAAGTGCTATCTTTGCAGATTCTATTTCAGATTTTACGCGACCTGTGAACTCATTAACATAGCCATCGTCTAATTTATCAAACTTACCTTGTAACTCGTCCTTTTCTTTTTTAACTTGTTCTGCAAAACTTAAAGCTTCTTTTTCTCTGCGTTCTGCTTCACGAATTTTGTAAGTTAGTTTATCAATTCTTTTCTTGACACCTTCACTATACTCTTCTCGTTCATCTTTTTTTGTTTCTTTTGTTTCTTCAGTTGTACTTTTTTCTTCTACAACTTCAGTTTCTGTTTCTTCTTTTTTCGTAGGTTTTAATTCAACGTCAACAGATTTACCTGATGTATCTAAATCAACCATCAGTGCATCTTCTTTTAACGATTCTACTTTTGCTGCTTCGGGCATGGTTATATCTCCATGTTTAATGTGTTACTGGTGATAAGATACTTTCTGGATCTTCTACTGTCCCTAGTATTTCATCATCATTAAGTATGCGTAGTTCTCCGCCTTCAATATTTAAACGTGAACCAGCGTATCTGGCAAAAACAACCCAATCTTTCTCTTGACACCATGGACCATTTGGAAAACGATCTTTATCGTTATAAGCATCAGGACCAACTTTTAAAACTAATCCAACGTTAGTTGCAATTTGAGTTTCTTGTATAGTTTTATCTGAGAGATAGACTCCGCCTTTAGTCTTGCCTTTACCCTTATGTGGTAATACTAAAATGCGCCAACCTGTTGGTTCGGGTAATTTAGATGATTCTTTTTTTTCTTCTTCTTTTTCTTTTTTCTTTTTTTGCACGGCTTTTGCAACGTGCATTGGTAAAATTAAATTACTCATTTTGCTCCTGTTTCTTTTTTAGCAGGTCCGTGAGTTCCTGTTCTATGTAATTTAGTGTATCAAGTTGACCTAAATGATTTTGATACTCATTCCAATCTTTAACTTGATTACTAATTACTAGCTGAGTTATTTGATTTTGTCTAGTCCTAATTATTTTGTAGATTCTATCTACAAGGTGTATTACATCCATTCTTTATTTCTTTTTAGAAATCATACCTTTGATACCAGGTGCCGCCCTAACCCCCAGACTGACACTGCAGGCTAAATATAATAAATGACGATAATATTCAGGTAAAGTTGCGAGTACCTCAAAGCCCTCTTTTATATGTGGGCGTAAAGGTCCGATAAATACACAAATTGCAGGAACCATCAGGGCTAGTAAAACAAATTCGTCTTTCCACGACCCTTTCATTTGGTCTACAGCCGAAGCCTCCCAGCTAATTTTTCCTGCGATTTGTTGTTCTTTGATAGCTTTAGCTGCTTTAATTTCAGTCAGCTTCAAATCTGCTTTAGCTTTTTTAGTTTCTACATATCCAGATACAGCACTTGTTGCTACACCTAACAAAGGCTTGATTAACATTTGTATCATACAATACTCCTCATAATCTCTGCTAGTTCGTTTGCTCTGTTTGGAGTTTGATTTGCCCAACGACTTGAGAGCATTTCTGAACTAGCAGATACATAGTCTTTTTTCATTAAACAGTCTTTAAATTTGACAAATTTTGATAGTCTAGGTAATCCTAGCTGAAATGCCATATTAATAATGCAGCCAAAAGCACGAGGATCAATATCTTGCCCTTCGATGAAAGTTTGTGCATCAATGGAAGCCTGTCTAAAGTCTTGTTCAAAGAGTTCCATAATTTTGTCATCTTCATATTCTACTCCTTCCTCTAAATTGTCTGATGGTAAAACTAAATGCCCTATTCCTATTGTGGCATTTCCCAAATGATCGAGGTAAATCTTATTTCTTTTACCTTCATGTTTAATAATTTCTTCTTTTATATCTTCGTACATATTTACTCCAATTTTAATTGTCAGATAAAAGATAGTTTTCTATCCAAATTATCTTCTCCTTAATGACAGCTATGTCTTGTTGCATTTGTGTAATAGAGTCTGCTTTCTTTTCAACTGCCTCAAGCCTCTGACTCCATGTACCCCAAGTTATCAGCATTGATGCAGCAATAACTAGATAGGGTGCAAGTGTTTTTAGATTTATGTTCATTTAGACCACTCCACCTTAAACTCGTTACCCTTTTGGTCTTGGATAGACATTGTTTGTTTTTCTGTACCAAAAAGCCTAGGTGCTAGTTTACCAGCTTTGAAATGAACATTTTTTTGTATGATCTCTAACAGTTTCACTTTAGTCATATTTAATTTAGGATCTTTTTTTGCTTGTTCTAACAAAGTATCTAAATCTTCAATAGTGTATAAAACGCTATCATGCTTTGCTTGTAAGTATTTTTTGTTAAGTTTTTCGTCTTTGTTTATCCATTGTCTCAGAGTAGTCCAAGATACATCTAATTCTTTGCAACATTCACGAATGGTCTGACCTCTTGCTA